TCTAGCAGCGCACATTTCGTCTCTAAGCGCAATTGCGTCCTTAAAGGCGTTATCACCTACCTCAATGATTTCCGCGCCGTATACGCGCATCATGCACTTTCTTTCCTCGCTCATGTTGCGTGGCATGATAATGATAACTGGGTGTCCCATAGATGCACCCAGCATCGACATGGCGATTCCTGTGTTCCCCGACGTGGCTTCAACAATGGTGTCGCCGGGTTTTAACTCCCAGCGTTTTTTAGCTTCCACCAAAATGTAATAAGCCATCCTGTCTTTAATTGAACCTGATGGATTGTAGGTTTCTAGCTTTGCATATATCTTATCGCTAATTTTTATCAGTGGCGTATTGCCAATTAAATTTTTCATTAGTAAGTTTCTTGTTCGCCGTCTTCAAAAGTAATAATCGTTTTGTTGTCTGGGTGTGGTTTGATATGAACTTTGATGAAGTCATCCATTGAATCAAATATAGCAATACCACCCCTCGGAGGAGGGTATAGCCAGTGAACAATACACTGGCCTGTTGCTAGCTTACAACCTTCGATTACGATACCAGTACCAGATACTCCGGTTTCGTCGTCCTGACGACAAACTGTAAAAGTTCTAATGCCTTGCGCTGCTAATTTGGGTGGCGGTTTTGGCTTGAGGTCTTCTGTTGCCTCGTTTTGTGTTTCTTCCATCGTTTAACCTCGCTTTATAAATAGTTTTCGAAACGTAATCATTCATTATTATTCCGCTTGCAGTTCCAACATTCAGAGATCTGACCGAACCGTACTGCGGGATATAAACAACATCCTCGCACATATCCATCAATCGCGACGTAATACCGTTTCCTTCCTCTCCAAACACCAATAAGGTATTCGGCTCCCATTCGTAGCTCGCGAGCGCCCGAGAGCGCCACAGGCCGTTTTCCACGGCAACGAGCTTATATCTCTTCTTAATCTCTTCGATTTGATCGTAGGATGAGAGATGCTGCACGTTCGTATAATGATATGTCCCCACAGCACCCCTCTTGTCCCACCTTTTCTTGTCTTTTAAATAAAACACTTCCTTCGCGCCAAAAGCATTGGCGTTGCGAACAAGCGTGCTTAAGTTGAAATCACTGCCCCAATTTTCCATAAGAACGGCATATGGAAAGGTATTCTTTTCTACCTCTTTCTTAATTAAATCCACTTGCCATTCTTTATATTTGTCTAACACATTCATATTTTTTCCAAGTATCTAAAATTGTGGCATCGAATGTGGCATTTTTCCCCCTTACATATGAATTGGTGCATTTTGTATCTATTCTGTGGCCCAGTTCTATACGGACCTATATAAAGTAAGATCTCTCCTTTAAGCTCTTCTTCGTTGTGTGTATTGTTTTCTACCCATCGGATCATTCTAGAGCCGCCAATTGAATCTACAAGCAGCGGACGAACACGACTCCGCTCTGTTATTTTTACTAGATCTCCGATTGATATATCTCTTACTCTCATTACCATAAAGAGTCATCATCTGAATAAACTTCTCCTACAAGCCTACCAGAGTTGCCGCTCCATTTGCGCGTTCTTGTTTCTTTGCCGTGTTCACATTTGTGATGATAAATAAACGATCCCTCTTCTAGAAGTTGACCTTCTTTTTTACATTTGGGGCATCGCCAAAATTTATGCTTTCTCTTTTCCATTGTTATCCTTTAAAATTGGGGGGGACTAAAAGTCCCCCCGTTGTCCTGTTCGCTGCGTCGGCCATCCACGCGTATCATTGTTATTAAGTTTATAAAAAGTTTAAGTAATGTTAATATACTTAGTTTCTTGCTTGATAATATCCGGCTTCTTCACAGTAAGGCCCAAAATGCCCGACTTATAAGTTGCTGCAATATCTTCAAACTTTGTGCCCTCTGGTAGATTCCATGAACGCTGGAAAGAATTACGAACAAACGAATTGCTGCTCTCCTTATTTACGTCATATGAAACTGTAAGCACATCCTTATCAATCGCGATCTTGAAATCCTTCTTGTCCAATCCCGGTGCTGCCACCTCGATGGTCCAGTTGTCTTTGTGATTCAAAACGTTGGTATGTGGAAGGCCAATGGTTGTTGGTGCCATATTAAAAGGTGTTCCGCTCAAAGGGCGAAACATGACATCAAAATGATCGTTCCAATCGTTAAAGAGATCTCCAAAAAGTCGTTCCCTTGTTCTTGCTAGATTTGACATTATTTTATTTCTCCTATGCTAATGTTAATCGCCCTTTTTTGGAAGGGCATATACAGTATAGCATAGTGAGCGTCTGTGTCAAGGGTCTAATTAAAACTCTTACTGATCAATTGTTCAATTAGTTTGTCGAGTATAATTGGCTGCTTAGATTCTTGGACTGCGCCGGTGTCTTCTGTGGCTGCTTTTTCTATAGACGCATCCACCGAGGTTTTCAGGTTTGTTGCGTTGTCCTTGGCTTCTGCTGCTGCAGCGCCGCGTCTGTTGGCGTCTTCTTTGCTGCACTTTTGCACTTTCTGTGGGCCTCCGCAATTGCTTAAGAAGAACCTACCAATATTATCAGTTAGATCGGCTAAGTGATTAAACATAGCAGTTAGTTCTGCGCCCATTCGCGCCGCGCTTTTTTCGAATATTGCCTGTACTTTTGCACTATCAATTTTTAATTCTGCATATGCGTTGCCGCCCTTGAGCCACTGGCCCGGAGGAATATGAAATTGTTCTGTTTTTACATAGCCGGGGGCGCCTCTAGTTTCATCGCTAACTTCTGCCCAAAACTGTTGCCAGTCTAATTCATCATATCGGCGCTGCCAATAAGCATATGTTTTATCATCACCCCATATCTTTTTAGACATTGGGGTTCTTGCTTCTGTCGCCTTGTGCTTGGCAATAATTTCATCACTAACTGCCAGAGTGGCTGTGTATACGCCCACAGGATCAATTTCATGGCCCATAACAACATCTTCTTCGCCATATTTTAGATTCATATGTCGCGTTGCAATGTTTTTTGCGTGACCTTTCTTTACTTGATATCGCTCATCCGCCAGCCTGCTCTTACTTGCGATAGTTACCCACTCATGCCGCCAGCCTGCGTCCTCTCCACTTCTCTTGACCGCTTGTTTAATCTGCAGATTTTTTCCATCGACTTGTACAATATCTTTATATTTCTCTGGGTTCATCGAAAATGAAACTGGCTCTGTTTCCAGGGTCTCTTTGTACTTAAAACCGCCAAGAACATCCCAGATGGTCTCTTGATTTATTTCAAATCTATAAAATTTCATAGTACTTTCGCTGTCTTTGAAAATTATTTCATAGATCATGGGTTCAGTTGGGCGCAATTTAAAGTGCCTTGCCAAGTCTGTAAAACTACCCTTAACATCCCCACCAGATAAGACCTTTAAACTATATGGGACTTCGGCGCCATCTGCCGTATATACTCTGATATCGGCAATGTCGTGTTCTGAACCAGCAGGAATTTGCTTTCCATAACCTCCTTCTCCACCGAATAAGCCAGCCAAGAGCGGCTCCCAAAGAAATCCGGACACAGATGGGTTAAATTCTTTCATAATAAAAACAAAAGAATTCATAAACATTAAGTGTGATAATGTTTCAGAGATTGTGTAGTTTTCGACATCGCTCTCAAAAAATGCTTGTACATTTTTAATTTTTTCGTCTGGTGTGGTGCCTTCGATGTGCTGCATCCAAGTCTGAAAAGCGCTGCGCTCTTCGGAATTGGGCTTTTGGCCTACGCTAATTTCGCTGGCAAACACATTTGGCAGGCGCAGTACTCGTTCTCGCTCGCCGGCGCCTTCTTGTTCTTTTTCTGTTATTATTCTTGAATTTTGAATAATCTCTTTTAATAGTTCATTTACTAGGTTGTTCATGCTTATAATTAGTTCCTTATTTCCAGAAGATCTGTATTCCTACTATACAAAATGATAATGTAATACACAGGAGAGTTTTAGTTTTGAATAAACCCTCACCCAAGAATAAGTAGGTTAACAAAGGAAAGGTTATATAAGAAGCTGCAAATCCTAAAAATCTGGCCGACCATAGCTTATCGCCCATACCATGATATGCATAGCGCATGCCGTACCAAAACGTTAAAGACGTTGGCACAGAGAATAATAATACAGTAAACAGCGGCCGATCTTTCCACCAATCCCAAACAAATTGACTATTATTTTGGAACCACGACAGGAGATGGCCTACAAAAAATAATAAGCAGCCTATGATAACTAACTTGGTGTCTTTCATGCAAATCCGACTTGCGTATTTAGTATTTTTAATTCTGAACACGCGTGGAACTGTGGCATTTCAATCAATTCTTTCTCTTCGTCGCCATGCCACAGTACCACCACGATAGACTCATCAGGCTGATCGGCTATTTCCAGATCTGAAAAATTAGTTACAACGATTCCATAACCAAATTCTGGCTTCTTTTTGTGAATCACAACTGAACCTATTGGGTAGTCATACATTTATTTATAATTAGTGTATACTAAATGATATATTGTGGCTGTCGAGTTCTTTTTCCATCTCCGCGGCCGTAGTCATAAAGTATTTAATATATTTTTTGACCTGTTTCCTTTGTTCTTTCTTCCCAACAACAAAATACTCTCCGTATAGCCTAATAGATTTCTCTACATAATCTAGAATTACGGCATATTGACACAACAAAACTCTAGCCTCTTTTGAGATTTCTTCTGTTTTTAACAAAAAAAGCACCTTCGTTAAAGTACTTTTAACAATTGCATATACCGAAATTAAAGCATTAATTTCCACGTTCTCTTGCCGCTTTTAAGTTTTTTGTAAAATTCCCTAGTTGGTTAAGAGAGGATTGTAGCTCGGCCAACTTCTCTGGAGTCGCAGTCGGCTCTTCTTGTACTTCTTTGGCCAAGCTCGCCGGCTCTTTCTCTTTCTCGCTGGAAATTTCTGGTGTTGTTGTCGAAGCTTGTAGGTGAGTCTGCGTTGTTAACAGCGTATCCTCCAAAAGAGAATCTAGCTTTATTAAATTCACTCTTAAATCCTCAATTAACTTTTTTATAGCTACATGATTTAATTCTTCTTTTCCAAATTCCTTAAGCAGCTTAGTTATCTCTTTGTTTATATTATACTTCTCATTGAAATTTTCAAAATAAAATTTAATAAATTTTTGAAGATCTTCAATATCTGAAGTAAATGAATAGCGTATGCGCATTTTATTCCTCCTCTACAATTGCACAGGTTGTTGTAATTAAAGTTGAGGCGACTGAAGCTGCGTTTCTTAGGGCACAGCATGTCACCCGAACCGGATCAATAATTCCGTGCTTGACAAGGTTTATAATTTTTCTTGAAACAAAATCATAACCAACTGGACCAGCACTCTTTTCTACCAAGCTAAGAATGATATCTGGTGACTCGCCGGCATTACGGGCCATTTGTTTAATAGGCTCCTTGATTGCCGTTAAAACAATTTTAAACCCGATCTTTTGTTCTTCTGGTAATTTCTTTGGCACTTTAATCTTTTTTGAAGCTCTGACCAAGCCGACACCACCACCAGCGTGAATGCCACCCAATTGAGCAGCGCGAACCGCGCCCAAAGCATCCTCAATACGATGTACCTTTTCTACCAACTCTATCTGACTTGCTGCACCAACCTTAATGACTGCAACTCCGCTGACCAATCTTGTAATTCTTTCTTGAAGCCGTTCGCAGATCTGCATGGACTCTTCAGATTTTATTTGTTCTTTAATTGTTTCTATTTTTTCTTCTACTCTCTTATAATCAGCCTTACCGCCCGCAATTATAGTTTTGTTTTTATAAATTTCAATATTTTTAGCTCTGCCAAAATGACTTAATTTAATTTCTTTAAAAGAAATGCCCGACTCTCTTTTTATAAAAGTAGCGCCAGTAGATAGCGCCAAATCAGAAAGAATTTCTTGCCGTTGCTCGCCATAAAAGGGCGCTTTAACGGCTGCAACCTTCATTGAGCCCCTCAGAGAGTTGGCAACAAGGGCCGCTAAAAACTGCCCTTTTATATCATCCGCAATAATGATGAAGGGCCTAGATTCCCTTGCGGCTAATTCCAATACTGGCAACACCTCGTCAAGGGCTTCTAGCTTGTGGTCAGTTATAAAAAATAAACAATTTTCATGCTTAACTGCTCCTGTTCTTTCGTCGGTAATGAAGCTGGGCGATACATATCCACTGTCAAAGGCAAACCCTTCAATTAGCTCTAAAGAAGTCTCGGCAGAGCGAGCCTCCTCAATGCTAACAGAACCATTTTTACCTGCTTGATCAATGGCCATGGCAATTAACTCACCTATTACTTTGTCTCCGTTCGCTGATATAGTTGCAACACTGGCTATGTCTTCTTTGCTAGACACTTGTTTGGCGCTAGTAGTCAAATATTGTATTACTTCTTCAACGGCGACATCCATCCCTCTCTTGAGTTCGACTGGGGAAATGCCGCTTCTTAAATATTTTTGGGCTTCTGAAATTAATTTTTGCGTTAATACTATAGATGTTGTAGTTCCATCACCAGCCATCATATTTGTATTAAGCGCGGCCTCTTTTATAATTTGGGCTGCAGCATTCTCAAAAGGATCTGATAAATCTACAAATTTTGCGATAGTAACGCCGTCTTTGGTAATAAAAGGGTTGGCATTTTTTCTATGAATTATTACGTTTCTTCCTTTCGGACCTAAAGTGGCAGCAACATTTTCTGTTAATGTGTCTACTCCTTTTAATAATTTTTCATGAAGTGCAAAGCCATTACAATATTCTTTATTCACGCGTGCTCCTGTTTTTTCTTCTCTTCTACTACTATTCTATCATCTTCTATGGAAATGTCAATATCTCCAACTAAAAACTCTTCAATTAGAATAACATATTTTTTAAAATGTTTTTCATTTTTTTGTTTCAAAAACCAATCCATTAGAGCCTTTGTTTTAAAAGCTCTTTCAGCGTGATAAACATTGTCTTTTATATACAGAATATCTCTTTCCCGTAGAAATTCTATAAAGGCATCTTTCTTTTTCATTTTTTCAAAATATAAAAAAACCAGCCCTTTGATATAAAGGGCTGGTTGTTTTTTTAAAGCAGTTTATTTTTACTTGCTTTCATTAAGAATTCTTTTAGCAACTCTCGCGGCGATTCGATTAACGAGGCCTTCCATTGCCAACTCTGTTTCTTCCATGGGCTCTTCCATGGGCTCTTCCATGGGTTCTGCAGGCTCTTCCATGGCTGCCTCGTCGGCTTCACCGGAAACTTCTACATCGACACCCATTGCCGCCGCCATGGCCTCGATACCAGCAACAAGCTTGGCCTCTAAGTCAGCCTCGTCTCCAAGGTCAGCCTCGTCTCCAAGGTCAGCATCAGGCTCGTCGTCACCTAGGGGCTCTTCATCGCCTAAACCAAGATCGGCGTCTTCGCCTTCGTCTTCGCCTTCGTCTTCAAAAAGACCATCAAGCTCAACCAACTCTTCAGACTCTTCTAGCTCTTCTTCCGACAAATCAGCATTTTCTTGCAAAAAGTCTTTATTTAAATAATTGTCAATCTTGGCCAACTTCATAAATCTTCGGATTGTGGCCTCTTTTAAAATCTTCTTGCTCATGTTATTAACTCCTAATGTTTTTAACGGCTGTCTTTATTAAATAGTTCACAAAAAATTAAAAAACCCTTCCTTTGGAATCATCACAGTCTAACAACTCTATGAACGATAACTTTTTTCTCTTCTCAATGGTTGAGAACAGTTTAAACCACGTAATGAAATCTTCATGGGAATCAACTTTCACCAATAAAAGTTTAAAATCCTCTTTTTGAGCATCTCTTTCTTGAATCTTAACATTATATTTTTTCATCGCTTTCATCCCTAAATAACTAGGAGTTTTTGGTAATTTCTTTATTTATTTTTTTCATTGCCTTATCTTGGATCTGCTTTATTCTGACATAACTCAACCCAATACGTTTCGATGTTTCTTGTAGTGTCATAGCGCCATTTTTTTTGACACACGCAATTGTACAATTTAAATCTTTTTCATAATCTATCCAGTAGCGACAATCACTACTGCAACACGCCACACGGCTCGCTTCGACCAACTCTACGCACTTCATATTTCTAAACCCCTAATATCGTCAGTTATAACATCATAAATGTCTTCGACTTCTTCTTTTGAGAGATTGAAAAGGCTTTCAATTTTTTCCCCCTTTTCAATCAATTTTTTATTTTCGCTTCTTTTCTTTTTATTTTGAATTTTTTCTTGTTCTTTATATTGATTTATAAATTCAAGAACCAAAGAGTCTTTATTGAGGTAAGCCTCAACATAAGACCGAATAAACTTAGTCATGGGAATCTCATCGTAAAAAAGACGCGCCTTTAATTCAGCGTGAAGTTTTACAGGAAATTTATAACCTATCACTTTATATTTCTTCATTCTTTTACCAAAATATGCGGAGAGCTTTCATACTTACTCGCCGCTGATTGTCTTATAAAATGACAATGTGCCCTTAGCTCTTTCAAGTTTTTAGCTCCCGAATAAGAACAACCACTCTTAATGCCGCCTACCAAATCTTTTATTATATTTTTGACAGAGCCTTTATAATGTACTGTTGTCGCAATTCCTTCGGGGGTGCTAGACTTTCCCCGCCAAGCTTCTTGTGCCTTTTTGCTGGCCATGCCGCGATAAGCCTTTCGTTTGCTACCATCTGTGTAAGTTACCACTTCACCGGGAGATTCAGTAGTTCCAGCAAGGAGTGATCCCAACATGACAAAATCAGCGCCAGCAGCGAGAGCCTTAACAATATCACCCGAATTTTTAATACCGCCGTCAATGATGATTTTTGCATCTCTGTCTGATTGGGCGCACTCAAGTATCGTCTCAAACCCCGGAACACCGTGTCCCGTTTGTATTCTTGTAGTACAAATGCTACCACCTCCAATACCACATCTAATGCTATCAGCACCCCAGTCAGCCAAATCATTGAATCCTCCCAGTGTTGCAACATTGCCAGCCATCAGATGAACGTCGTTACCATAAATATCCTTTAATGTCTTTAATGCCCGCTCCACTAGAACATGATGGCCGTGCGCAACATCTAGACAAAGAACTCTTGCACCAGCATCATATAGTGCTGTAGAGCGCTCTTCAAAATCTCCAGCTACTCCGATGGCTGCGCCACACAAGCCTGATACCTTGCGGACCATGGCCGCCTGTTCTTCGATTGTATTGTATCTGTGTAGAATTCCCAAACCACCCAAATCACTCATTGCTTGAGTCATAGTTGTGCCTGTTATAGTGTCCATTGGGCTAGATATGATTGGAATCTGCAAACTATTTTTCGAATCTAATTCTTGTTCTAACACTACATACTTTCTGCTAATAATTGTTGAGTATTGAGGCAGCAATAAAATATCATCAAACGTTAACTTGACTTCATTTGTATTCATTTTAGCAATATATGACCAAGCTTTTTTCTGATATTTGTCTAAATCATAAGTCGATTGCATTTAAACTCCCATCTTCTTCTTGAGAACGCCATTTAAAAAGCCACTTAAATATTGTTCAGAAAACCATGAGTCTCTGGCTGGATTTTCAGGGTCTGGGATTTCATACGGCTGTCCTTTCTCGAAAAAATACAGCGTCGGTACGCCATTTTGAATAAACTTCTTTGCAATTGGTTCATTTTCGGGTAAATCTATGTTTAAATTATAAAATTTACATTTTTCGGCATATCTTTCACCAACTTCATCAAGGATCGGCTGCAAGGCGACACAAAGATGGCAGCCGTTGCTTTTAAACGCGACTATGCTTCGTTTATTAGTTTTTGTAACCTGAACAAAATCTTTATTAGTCAGTTCTTTCATTTTGTTCCTCCATATATTTGTTTATTAAATCTTTGGCTTTGTCCCAACACTCTGGACAATAAAGCCTCACAGCATCCGTTTTTACTACCACTTGCCAAGTCATTGCTTGTTCTTTATTCTTTTTATCATATTCTTTTTCGCAAGTTAAACAATTCTCTGGTAAATCATCGAACATGTTTAGTTTTTTTGCTAATTTCTTCTCAAATTTTCTGTTCTCTTTTTGTTGTTTTCTCATTAGTTTTCTTTCTAAGCTGCCCATTTTTATTCTCCATTGTTGTAATTCTTAATTGTGACCTCGGCATGCCTGCAACTGGTGGGCCTCTAAAGACCACAACCGCCGACGGAAAGGGGGCGGCGTTGTTAGAGTTCCCAAATTTTAACCTGCCTTTGATGAAATAAATTTCGTCTGCTTTCATACAGTAGTCGTGCCAATATTTTGTATCAGTTCTGGATGGAACAAGACAGACAACAACTGTATTGGGCTTTTCGCCCTCTTCATACGCTTTCTTTATCCACTGGCCTATTTCGCGGCCATATGGAGGGTTCATAAAAACTCTGTGTCCTTCCCAGCTTTTGCTTAAGCCGTCTTCTTGTTTGGTAAAATATTTTTCACACTTAGTAGTTTCCGGTACCGCGCAAGGATCTAAGTTGAACTGAAAGGTGTTGTTCAATCTTTCATAAAAATCTTGTGGTGTTTCCCACTCATTTGACTTGCTTGAATAATGTACAGCCATTTTACCTAATTGCGTTCTGTCGTTAGACATACTTTTCATACCCCATTCCATTTACTTATCTCCTGTGCTTCCCAGTGCGCCTTCGCCTCTGGTTGAATTTTCATTTAAAGTGTCCGTAGGGCACTCAACTACCACACAAGGCTCCACAGGAATCATCACACCTTGCGCGATTTTTTGTCCCGGCTCGATAATGCGAGAAGCGGCGCCGACATTGTGTAAATTAACAAACACTTCGCCGTTATATCCGCTATCAACTACGCATGCCCCGACAAGCAGTTGCCTCTTTGCAGCCACGCTTGACTTATTTTTAATTTCTAACATAAAGCCATATGGCACCTCTACCTTGATGCCGGTTGGAACAATCTTTGATTCGCCGGCATGAACACAATAGTCCATTCCATACATCAAGTGTTCTTTGTCCGGACAATAAAACAAATCAATTCCAGCGTCTGCAACGTGTGCCCGAACAGGTAGCTTTGCGTCTTTTCTAATTTTATAAACTCTTAAATTCATTTTGCCTCCAAAGCATATGTTTATAATACACAATTTTGAAAGCAATGTCAAATAAAAAAAGCCCCGGCTTTCGCCGGGGCTTTGAAAAAAGTGATTTATTTTTCTGGCCAATGACAAAGAAGAAAAATTAGATCTTTATCTTTGTAATGATCTTCAGTGGTGAAAAAATATATAAAATTCCCTTTTCTCTTAATATCCTCTCCAAATGCCTGCTTAATATGCTCATGAAACCCGCTAAGAATTTTTCCTAAAATTGGGTTCGAATCACACGCCTTTAAAGGCTTTTTCTTTAAAAGTCTCCTTTGATTTTCTCTCTTTAGAGAAAACACCATCTTCAATACAAGCGGCGTGGTCTCCTCATCCTTATCTAAAATAATAGGTGCGGCAATTCCAGTATAGCCATCGCTTTTTACAGCCAGCGAATCAGAATCAGCAAATACTTGAGGCGGCGCAAAGCACAGCACAATCAACGCAACGGCCAATGTAATTTTTTTTGTAACAGAAAACATTTTCCCTCCTGTGTTATCTAGTATTCATTATAACACAGGAGGGGAATAAGTCAAGCGATAATATGCTATTCAGGACCGAACGTTCCCGGGGGAACCGTCTCGGCGCCGGGTTCGTTAAACATCTTAATTGGTTTGCCAGACTTGTCGTAGAAAGCGCCAACTATTGTCTTCTTCATCAAAGATTTTAAAATGTCTGCTTTCTTTTGAACTTCCTTGCTTCTTGTCTGTCTCTGTATCTTGTCGAGAGCGACCAGAAATTTCTTTACCTCTGCATCTATTAATTTAAGGAATTTCGCATCTGACGCGGCGTGATCGCCGCCGTAGGTCTGTGGGCCCTCGCCAGCCTCGAAGGCCGCGGCGCCTTCGGCGCCACCAAGTTGCCGCGCATATGCCGCGGGCGACACCTCGGCCTCCTCAAGAGAGTTCGTAATCTCTTCGCGGATTAATTGCTTTAAAGCGGCTTTGGTAATTTTCATCTTATTTCTCTCCTTTGTGAGATACAACAATAAATAGTGTATAAAAAATTAAAAATCCTTCACCCCACTAGCTTAAAATTATACTTAATTGATCTTGTGCTGAATCCCCATTTACTATTATAGTCAAGCTTGGCCATATAAGGCTTGTTCAGCGCTAATTGCTGATCTTTTTTCACGCCCCAGCATTTAATAGAATTAAGTTTACTAGAGCTATCGGTAACACGTAAAATCCAGTATATCTTTCCGTGTTTTGTTTTCTTTTCGACAATTTCCTTCGGAATAAACCAAGCTATCTTAAGAGCCGGGTCGAATTCACCAAGCGGCGGTACCTTATACTTTTCAAAATTCTTAATTGTAGTATCGTCAACAACCATTTCAATTGGATATACACCTGTCAAAGAGTCGAGATACTGAACCTTTTCTTCATTTGTAAAGCTTCCTTCGTCCTTGTAAAGTTCGATGTTCTCATCAAGTTTCTTCTTCGTCTTCGGCCGATCTACCGCAACGGCAGACCAAAAGTGTTTAAGGCCAGCGAATCTATCGTCCATCAAACAATTTAGCGCTTGACTGCGAGTTAATACATCGATGCCCTTTTTATTCAGCTTACTGTATGAAATATTCTCATTAAACAACAACTCCTCAACATTATTAAAAGGCCTGTTCATAATAATCTGATCAATCGCAACAGCGCCCAAGCCCTTAATTGAAGTAAGCGGCTGGATTAGTGTTTTACCATCAATCTCCCAAACTTTACCAGAGGTGTTTATGTCTGTTGTTTTGATATTATATCCAAGACTTCTTGCGATGGATATAGCTTTTGCCTTCTTGTCCTCTGGTTCTTTGTCCAAAAAAGCCGCCAGCCACTCAGAGGGATAGTAATTAAGAAGATAGGCACACTGATAGCTAAGAATAGAATAGCTGACTGCGTGGGACTTATTAAAGCCATACCCCGAAAAGTATTCGAATGTTTGCCAGAGCTTTTCAGCTTCGCTTTTGTCGATCCTCTTTTCGACACAGCCTTCAATAAACTTGTTGTAAATCTTCTTTTTCTTTTCATAAGTTTTTCCTGTTGTTCCTTTTTTGGTTAATAGTTTGCGAAGCATGTTGCCTTCGTCAAGAGAAAGATCTTTGCCCAGCTTGTGAGCCAACAAAGCGATCTGTTCTTGGAAGATAAGAAAGCCGTGAGTTTCCTTAGTAACTTCCTTAATCAGCTTGTGAATATATTTCACACTTGAAGGATTGTTCTTCGCATTTACATATTGGTTATCAACGCCGGCGCTCAAAGGGCCCGGGCGATAAATCGAAGTAATCGCTGAAATATCAATGATACTCTTTGGTTTTGATTTCCTGCAGAAATTCTGCGCGCCATTGTTTGCAAACTGAAATACGCCAGCCCACTTACCTTTGTGGAATATATTTTTATAAACCTTCTGATCATTAAAATCAATTACATCGGGATGCAAATGCTTGTCATACCACTCTTTAACATCTGAAAAAGTTGGTGTCTCCACGCCATGATGCCGCCGAAGGATGTGCCTGATGCAATCCTCAACCATTCGTAATGATGCAAGTCCGAGAATATCAAACTTAATAAAGCCAAGAGGCTCAAGATGTCTAACATTTTGTCCTTCACTCCAAGGGGTTTGTATAACTCCCCCACTATTAATTAGCGGCATTTTCTTATTCAAATCATCCGCTACAAGCACGCCGCCTGCGTGTCGCGAAACTGAACGGATCTGCCCTTTCAGATTCAATACGTGTTCTTTAATGTGTGGATACTTGTTAAAATATGCCTTCAAAGTATAGCTATATTCCATTAATTCTTCAAACGTTGGAACATACACACCGGCTTTGATGCCGTGTGCCTTCTTCGCAATTGGTGTTGCCTCGTCAAGCATTTGGCTCGTTACCTTGTTCGCTTCAGTGAAAGGTATGCCGTAAAACTTGCTGATGTCTTTAATCAAAGAACGAAACTGCAGCGTGTTATAATTTGAGATGGGCACAACATTGTTCTTGCCCCACTCATTAATAAACATATCCTTCAGTTCCATCGGATCTGAAACATCATAATCAATATCGGGATAACCGCTACCATCCTTCGTCAAGAATCTCTCAAACAGAAGCCCAAACTTAATCGGATCAACCTGTGTAATATCCAGCACATATGCAACGAGGGAACCAGCAGCGCTACCCCTACCACTACCCACCAACTGGCACGACTGCGCCTTGTCGGAGATAGCCTTCATTGTAAGGAAGTACTTTGCAAAGCCGCGATCTTTAATGACCGCGTACTCCTTCTGAAGTCTCAAAACATATTCGTTATTCTTGTGTAATCCCTTGGCTTTAAGCCCGGCGATACACATTTCAATTAGGGCTTCTTCTTCGGTTTTATCCTTGGGCACAACAAATTCTGGTAGCTGGACTTCATCGTTCGGGTAGAAACTATCGATACGACTAAAAGCGATGTCAGATGTACGCTCGATACTGCCAAGAATGGCATCATCATCGTATACAACATTACATTCTCTGCTGTATCTTTTATACGCTTCCCACATTTGTTCGCCGCTCTTCGGATAAAGCTCATATTTTAGTTCCTCTCTGCTGTTGGGCAGCTTGTTATCTGCATAATCTGGCTTAGATTTCCCAAGCCAGCCTAGCTGCTTATAAAGCTCTCTGTCCTTATATAGTTCTGGTCGCGGATAGTGGGCATCGGCGGTTGAAATAAGCTCAACACCCTCTTCTGCACACACGTCAATGATGTGTCTATTGACTTCATGTTGTTCGGGGATTGTGTTCCATTGGAGTTCTCCATAGAACCTATCGCCAAAGATGTCTTTAAAGCGCCTCACAGTGTCCGTCATCGCGTCTTTTACTGCTTTAGAGCCCTGGTCCCGGTTGTTCCAATAATCTTTGCCTAGAGGGCCTCCCAGGCAGGCAGAAGAACATATGATTCCTTCGTTATGCTCCTCAAGCATTTTGTAATCCATGCGAGGATAACGATAGAAGCTTTCGGGTTGAAACGACTTGGAAACCAATTGGAAAAGATTTGTTAACCCTTTCTGATTCTGAGCCAACAATACCAAGTGTGCTCGCCTATTAAGGATATTCTTTGCCGCTCGCTTACTTTCTTGTTCGTCTTCTACGGACATAGAGATGTCCTCTTTCTTCTTCTTTTTCTGTGTTGTTTTGTGTTCTTCGTATTCGCCCTTCCATTTGTCCAGATCATCAATGAAGTACGCCTCAATACCATAAATCGGCTTGAGATCGCGGCCTTCTTCTTTCATCTTCTTCGCGTGAAGAACCTGATAGGAAAGGCCGTTCATGTTTCCATGATCAGTGATTGCCAAGGCTTTCGACCCATTCTCATATGCAAAATCCATATGTTCTTGGGGAAAGCCTATTGCATCAAAAATGCTAAATGTTGTGTGTCCGTGTAAATTTACAAAGGGTATATTATTCTCTGCTTTTGTTTTCATTATCAAACCAATCGTCTACTAGTGTTTCAAGTTCATCGAGAAGATTGTCGAAAGACTCCTGTGCCTCTTCAACATTGGCAAAATGCTCTCTTTCTTCTCTGCACTCCTCTATTTTATAACGAATGCGTTCTAAAAGCAAGTCTTTCATTGTTTCCACCTTAAGATTTTTTTGCGTCTCTAACATCGCGATAACAAAGTTTTGTTGGTCGATTGTTAATTCATACCAATAGCATGGTAATCCGCAATGCTCTTTAATTAGTAGCGAAATTTCGTCATACACTTTTTCTTCAATCATCATCTACTCCTATTGCCGGCAATTTTCCTGCCGTTAGTGGTTTTGGCCTCTTAAGCTGTTCTGTAGAGCCCATATATTTTTTGTACCCTTCCCATGTACTTATATCATAATACCATGGTAATTCTAGTTTTTCTGCGTCAGATATTCCCATAGGCTCAAAAACTTTATCTAGGGTAAATTTTCTAGCTATATACTGTTCATCAAGCGGTCGGCGTTTAGACCAAGCAGAAGGATCATCTTTAACAAAATCTCCGATAGCCTCCCATGTGCCAGTATTTTTGGATGAAATGTTTGCATTAATTTTTTTAATATCTTCTCGCGTAAAAGTAAAACCTAGGCGCTTGTTATCTTTGACTGTTCTGCCTTTATGTGTTACGTAAAACTGCTTCGAAGAAGATATTATGTTGCGCTCTTTAATAAGGGCCCGCGGATCATACACACCAAATGGAAAAGCAGCATAGAATCTATTCGGATACAAAAACTCGCTTATATTTTTTGTTACTCGCAGTGCGTATAGTGCAGCATTAATGATACCCCAACCCAAGCTGTCTCTTCGGCTTCTATATTTTGGCACATGAGGAACACAAAAAATTGGAATAACCTTTCTAGAGTCGCTTCCAAAAACATCATACTCGCGATAATACCAAACAGGATCTTGTACATAGTCGCCAATCCTATGTTTAATAAGGGGCGCCCAATCATCATTTACGGTAATCCATATAGATTCACACCCCGCGCATGCGCACTCAAAAATAGCACGCTCAAGGGCTGTATAGTTTGGGCCAATTGGCATTAGCGAATCATGCCACTGGAATCCAAAAGTAGATGGTTTAACCTCCATGGATATACATCCAGCAAGGTTAAACGAGTTTGGTGGTGCATGTGCTGCAGTGTGTTTAAACATATCTCTTTTTCAGTCCTAAAATCAAAAACAATATTTTCGACTTCTTCATATTCACTTGTATCACGATTATATACCTCCCTGTTAATATAATCAAGAACGATTTCTTGTTCATATACTCTTTTTTTTAATCCTAGATTTTCAAATATACTTCTTAATTTATACTTCATTGGAATTAAAGAATAATCAAATTTTAATAAATCATCATCAGTTAAAAAGGACGTAACAACAATTTCCTTTCTTTTCTTAATAACTTCGTTTGCATAAAAACGAATCTCAGAAACAAAATCATCGTTGACTCTTATTAAATCATAATCATGCTCTTCCATTACAACTCTAAATTTATCTTGGACCAAACATTTCTTTTTTTGAGAAGAAAGTCTGTTAAGATTCTGAATCAACTCAGGATCAAAAACGCGTAATTTATTAAATTTAATTTTTATAGATCTCGCCCTTTGTGTCGCAATTTTTAAAGTATTTCCTTCTGATCTGATTTTTTCTATTTTATCCGAAATTGGAATTTTACCAGCCACCGACAAAACAAACAAAAGACGATCATACATCTGTAACTTAGATGTGCCCACTTTAATTTGTCCTTGGGGCGTATTTAAGGTTCCCGCGGGATTAGTTAAAAACAAGCCATCTAAAGGAAAATCCGCCTCAAAGTGTTCATAAAATTGAGGCGGATTCTCTTCTTTAAAAATAAGCGGCAGTTGATTTATATACGAATAAAATATTGCAGACAGTCCGCTGCCGACAACAACTTCGTCATATTCATAAACATGCTTTTTCATTCCAGCTTTAGTTGATTAGCCCGTAAACATAATTCTCCAAAACCAAAGTACTCCCAGTAACTTCAAACAGCATACTTGTCTCAACAATAACTTCACTGCCGGGTTTGATGCCCTTGAGTTTGCTGTCTTCTGCAATGTCTAGCACTTTGACTATAGAATATTTTTCGATTGAAGATTCATAGCCTTCGGGCAAGATAAAAGATGAATTCTTTTCTTTCTTTTCCTTTGGTTTCTTGTGCACAACAAGGTGCCTATTCAGCGGCTTGATCTTCATTATTTCCCCCGAGCGATTTTAACTGCGCGGTCATAAGCTTCCTTGCGATTGGTGTATTCTACAAACTTTGTTATACCAATAATCAGCGCGAAGAGCGCCCCGGTAATCCATAGGACTTCCATTAGTTTGCCTCCTTTGATGCTTCAACAACTCGGTCATAAAATGCACCAAGCTGCTCAAAGTCAATATCGTCGCTCATCAAGCGATAAGCCTTCTTGGCAAGTCGAATTTCTTCCTTTGAAAGCCACTTGTTGTTAACATAGTTCCGCGCCAAATCTCGGCGCTGATCTTGGTATGGTCGAATGCAATCCTCGATTGCGGATAGTGATTTAATGTATTCAGTAATGTGTACTGCTTTGGCTGTCTCATCAGACATAATAGCCTCCTTTTCTGTACTATCAGTATACCAAATCTGGGCGCAATGTCAATCGTTTTCTTCAACTATTATGTATACGCCGTTGTCCAGTGCGTGTTGAAAATCTTTATATGAAACTGTGTGGGTATGATCTTCTAAAATCCAAAGGATGTTTATTTTGCTTCCGGTAATTTTCGTAACAATGCCAAGCATAGCATCGACACCGCCATCCACATAAGAAAACTTTACAAGTTGGCCTTCTTTGAGGTTCATATAATTATTATATCAGTAATCAAAGATAATTGGAAGGCTTTCATCTTGTTGGGAGATACCAACATTCGCGCCCCTTATGTCCGTGATATCATCAAGAATTTTAGTTTTTAATATTTCTTTAAGTTGATTAAAAAGATTCTTGGCATATGTTTTGTCTAAAAGAAAAAGCTTTTTACGATTTTTATAGCCGGTTGTGTTAAAAATAGCATCTAAATTTCCCTGCCCTAACAATTCCGCAAACTCTGCTAGCTGCGTAGGCTCATCACCGCGTGGCTTAGTATCAATAGCCATACAACACTTCATCATATTTATAATTGGCTTCTTGCGAGATTTGTCTTTGAGCTTCGCCGCTAGGGCCTCCGGATCGGCATTCCAAAGATCTTCCCAAGCTTGAGCTTGTGCTGGGGATTCCGCATCTTCTATAACTGCCTCTGCGCCGTGTGCATCAACCAAGTTAGATATATAAGCCAATTCCTTTAAAAATGAAATTTCATAATCAACGCCCTCTGTAACTTTCTGCGCATCCTTATCTTTGTGGACATACCGCATATAATCACTGAGAGTTCTTAATTGTGGCATTTCTGCGTAAAACCACTTTCTACCAAGCGGAGTTTCAATTTCGCCTTCATCATAAATCATTAATTCGCCGGGTTCGGACGTTCCACCAAATGCTTTTTCTTGTGAGGCTTTATATCTTTTAATATCTAATCCGCCGGTTGGATCGATGCGCCCACTGCCCGGATCATATGATCCTACAAAGATTTTTAAAGCATGGTTGTTATCAAGCAGTACTACAAACCCAAAAGAGCCGCCACCTAAATATTCAACAATTTTATTGTTCTGAAAAATGGGATTATTCGCCACCATAAAATTAATTAATCTCTTAGCCGGCTCTGGTCGAAGTGTGCTCGGGACAGTATAGCCGCCGCCCCAACCTTCTGCAAATATATTTCTGATGCGATGATCTTCGTTAAAATATTCATAAAGTTTGCTTGCGTTGTTTACTTGCGTTTCACCAGAAAGTTGAACTGCGGGGATTTCCTTCGTTCCCACACCCGGGGGTGGCGTGGCGGCAGGAGTTCTTATGCCCCTTGGATCCATAGGCTCAAGGCCCTTTTTAGCAGGTACGGTGCGAGCGCCATGAAACCCTGCAGGCTTCTCCCGAACAGTTTTACGCCAAGGAACATTCGTTGTGTCCTCTTCTTTTAAAAACTTTCGCCAATTTTCAAATAATATTTTCATCTTACTATGCACGCGTTTCTTGTCTTAAGGCGTTGAATCTCCTGATAGTAATTAGAGGTTTGTTTTTCTAAGTGCGAAACATAATTAATTAGCTGTCTTATTTCTAATTCTTGTGTCAAATCGTGCTTAACGTGCTCTTCAACAAAAAGCGCTGCAGCAAATAACATAAAAAGCAGCGCAAAAGTTTTACTTCTTACGCTACCTAATAATTCTTTAAGCTCATCGTCCACATAATAACTAGTTTTTTACTTGTCTAAACCGCTCACCATTAATATAGCGATAAGTCCCGGCAACTTGTTTCTTATATACACTCCAGAAAACAAAGTATCTGTTCTTCCGCCGACATATGAAATAGCAGCATCTAAATGTTTACTAATTTCTGGATCATTTGCCATTTCTGGTGTTGCAACTAAAAGCATAGTGCCAGTTTCACCCTTTGTGCGAGGCGGCGGGCAGGGCGATCTTTTAGAACAATTTTGATAAATGGCAGCGCCCAAACTTGAAGCCTTGGGGTCTGGAATAACTGTGGTACCCAAGAAAACTCTCTTTTCTGTTCTTAGGCACGTTTCCAAATCTTTCGAATCAAATGTTTGCACAGATGATTGTTCTGATGCCAACTTAAGGATTTGACTAAATAACTTAGCAAATGTTTTATTCGCCGTTGGGTACATTCCAAGTATGCCCACCTTACCGCGCAACAACTCTAATTGCCTTTCGTTGTCCAACAAAATATGAGTGTGGCCAGCGACATCATTGGCTAGTGCTAGTGCATTTTTAGCAATTGTTTTATTAAGCAACTCTTGAGCAGATGGCCACGAAACAATATAAACAACCTTTCCGCCGGCCTGTACAGACTTAAGATATCTGTCAAAAACGTCATGAAGGGCGACACAGGCACTTCCAGTACCCCCGCCACCGCCAGCACAAACAAAAAGCCAATCAATATTGCCTAATTTATTTTTTAAGGCGTCCTCAACAACTGTTCCATTATTCTTAAAAATTGCCTTTCCGAGATCGACATCCTTTCCGACACCATCGGCATCTGGAATTAATACTAAGTGCTTAGGGTCCATTCCTTCTGGCTGATCCTTGGCCGTTGTGTTAACTAGAAAAGTCTTATTAAAACCTAAGTCTAAAAAAGCTTTCGCCATCTTGCCGCCGCCGCCGCCGAAACCAACAAAGGCGCAATTGAGTGCGCTTTTTATAGTATTATCGGGTAGCTGGTCTTGACTTTTCGTATCTATTTCTGCGCCATAATGGTCTACAAAATCAAAATCATCATCGTCTTCAATCGCCGGTTCTGTCCACTCATTTTGATTATTTTCTTCGTTCATTTTTTCTCCTTAAAACCAATTAACTTTCCATTTACAATTCTTGGCCTCATTCCAGTATACAAACTTTTTAGCTTTTTGTAGAGTATATACTTTTAATAATTCTTCGCCAAATGTAGTTTTATTTGACTCTAAATCATCTTCCCACTGAAAATGCCACCATTCGGCACCACCATAGGCGCCACCCTTAAAGAAACTGCGCCTAGCTGAAATGCGCTTGAATCCATGTTTTTCGGCCAAATCAGTAAAATTAAAAGCTCTACAAGTTATTTCTGTTGTTTTGACGACCGTGTATCTTTTACCTTTAGAGTTTTTCTTTGTGACAACATAGGAAGCTTCAATAGTTTGCTCGGCTACGTTCGGGTTGTCTGTTTTACACCAAACAGTCCACTTCCTCCCGCCAACATTTTCAATCAAGTAAGGGTCTGTACTCGGATTTTGCATACCGGTTGGAAGTGCCATATCAAATGCTCGGCCAACATAGTGCATAGACTTCTTACTTCTCGCTGGGCTGGCTTTAGAACTAAGGCCGCGCCTGCCGCCGGCAGAAGTAATAATTCCCCCAAGCGCATGAACTTCTTCATATAATTTGTTATAAGCTTCCGCAGTGTCTTCGCGTAAAGTTGTTCTAGTAAAGCCGCCTCTGTTCTGAAATCTATCGGCTGGGCATCTAACCCATTTGAGCTTTTGAGGAGCATCTGGAATGGTTTCTTCTGGCGGCTTTAAATCTAAATGAAGTTCAATTTTGGGTGAACCCAAGGCTCGATTAAACATGCCTGCGGTTGAAGAGCCGACTTTGCCGTCTACATAGATTTTTGATTTCTTTTGGAATGCCTCTACAGCATCTTCAGTCATAGTGCCAAAATGACCATCGATTGGCCCGGGATGATAACCCAAATAAGCTAGCCCTTCCTGCAGTTTTTTAATTAATTCGCCTGTCTGGCCGACATACAAAATCATATGATTTACCCCTTAAGAAGCTGTTTTTTACTTTCTTTCACCTCTTGCTTCTTTTCTTCTTGTTCTGCAAGAAGAAGATCTGCAAGGTGTGGATACTTAGTAAATAGCTCTGAGGTGGTTAAATTTTCTTCTCTTTTGATCTGCTTAATCTTATCAGCAATTAAGCTCATTTTTTGGCCTTTTTCTTGGGGGGTGTGAATTTAACAATACCTTCTTCGTGCCAAACGAAGCAATGCTCGGTCTTTTGAAGTTTTTTTACTTCCTTCTGGGAGTGATACGACCAATGTGAAAAATCAGTTGTAATTTTCCCCCAATTCACCGGCGTTGCCATGCTAAAAACAAGAGCGCCCGCTACTATAAGTTCTGTCATGATTTTTTCTCCTTTTTTTGGGATTTTTTGACGATCACTTTAAATAGATCCTAAAAATGTAAAAAAACATCTATTTATTATATGAAGTTATTTAAATTTTTGACTCCCTTGATCTTGATCACTTTGTTGTCGTGCGGTCACCATCGCAATACTGTAAAAAATATTTTGCCGCGCGATTCTTTTCTTAAAATACAAAAAACAATAGAAGCAACAATGTGCCACCCAGAAAAAAAGAACTTCTGTGTAACAAAGCGATTTGGCGCCGTGGCCTCTGGTGCAGTCGTCAAAGTAACGGGCAACGGTGCATATGTTTTAACGGCCGCCCATGTCTGTATTGACGAAAAAGCAAAGAAGTTTTTAAGCAAAGTTGAACATAAAATGTTCTTCTATGTTATTAACATTGAAAGCACATACTTCCCAGTTGAAATCGTCGCGACCGATCAACAAAATGATCTCTGTATATTATATGTAAAGGATTTATCAAACCCCGCAATGCGCATTGCAGTTGATAAGCCCAAGCCGGGCGATCGTGTATATAATTTAGCTGCGCCACTCGGAATTTTTGATCAAAATATGATACCGACTTTTCAGGGCTTTTATGATGGGGATGCGCGAGTATATGATAGGGCAATTTACACATTGCCAGCGATGGGCGGAAGTTCAGGTTCTCCGATAATGAACCACAGAGGCGAATTAGTTGGAATGGTTAGTGCTGCTTTTATACGATTTTCTCACTTAGCCATCTCGCCGAAATTCAAAGAAACCACAACTTTTGTTAAAAAGGTAGTTGATGAAGATCGCCGTAAAAGGAATATAGACACCATTGCTGGTATCATCAAAAAGGTCTTTGAATAATTTTTGGTACTCCCAGAGAGAATTGAACTCTCGTCGCCGGCTTGAAAGGCCGGTGTCCTAACCGCTAGACGATGGGAGCTATGGAACACTTATCCGTTTGTTCCACTAGCGTCGTCAGGCGCTGAAACAGCATCAGCCTTGGTAGCCGTAGCATCATCTGGTGAATCAACCACATCCTTTTTGCCCTTCTTGTCGCCATAGCATTCTTTCTTGCAGTCGACCTTTGACTTCTCAGCCTCTAAACAGCCAATATAACAAAGATAGTTCTTATCTTCCTTTTCCTTCTTTGTTACATCAGTTGTAGTTTCTCCAGCATCACACGTCTTCTCTTCCTTGTCTCCGCAACTAGATGCGATAAATAAAATCGCAACAGTAAGCATCATTGTAATAAAGTATCTCATTATATTTTCTCCTTTAATGTTTTACCTTTAAGATCCAGCAATTGCTGAAAATGTTTATTGAGTTTTACCCAATAGGTTTAAATAGGTTGTTTAAATTTTTGATTCGCCAATATATCCTTGCAATTCAAAAAGATCTTTTCTAGTCATTATAATTCCGGTAATGGATTCAACGCGCACACCATAACACTCATCAGTTACACTCGCTATGCTGCCGCTGTATTTCCAGCCAGTTTCTGTATGTTTGTAAATTTTATCTCCAATTTTAAAATCTTTAATTTTATACATTTTTTTCTCCTAATTGGTCCGCGATGGAGGAGTTGAACCTCATTGGGCACCACCCGGCCTAGTTTAGCCAAAGGCTTATAAGACCCCCGCCGGGAACATCGCGGTATATATATTATACATCACTCTGCGGCCGGGATCAATAGCTTTTGTTCTTCTTTTAGTTGTTTATTTTGTGAGCGTAACTCTTGAATTTGTTTACCCATATACTGTTCTAAATTTATGACTTCTAAGATTTTTACTTCTAACGTGTCTTCTGCCTCTTCAAGCCTCTTAGATAAAATAACGCTTTTGATGAACTCCCGTAAAAGAAACAAAGTGTTTATTATTAAGATTCCAATTAAAAAAGTTGTATTAGTCATAAAACCTCAAATATAAAATAGACAACACCAAAGCTGTCGCCAAGGAAATGGCACCCACATACATAAAAGCATCTACATATGCTTCATACACAAGCACGGCTAGCCACCCAACAAGCAAAGAAAACAATTCCATTTAATCTCTCACTGCAGCGATTTCTCTTTCTCCGACAGTAGGCTGTTCAAAGCTGTGACTTTCTTGTATCTTTTTTTCTTTTTGTTCGCGCTTTAGCTTCTTAAATGCGTATTCAGCCTGTTGAGCAACCGATCGGTTTTTATATGATTCATAATAAATCAACTCAACCGGCCTTCTAGTCTTTGTATACTTTGCTCCACGCTTGCTTGTATTATGTTCATTGATGCGCCGATCAAGATCGTTTGTTATCCCCGTGTATAGCGTATTATCGCTACACCGGACAACGTAGAGGCGCCAGTTAACTTCCGCGCCGCAGTGGCTGCATCGCCACCAGAAGTCGCGGTCGTCATTGACGCGGGTGACACTAGTGTGTGGGCATGTTGGCCGAATTTGAATACGGTGTTGCCGAAGCCAACGAGTGCGTTTACCATTCATATTATTTTCTCCTTCTTTGTTAATTTTAATGATTATTCCGATATCGCTTTAATCGCGCCAAACAATATAAAGCACAGCAATAATTAATATAGCGCCGATGGCGACTGATATTCCTGACATTTTTTTATCTCCTTTTTTGGTAGGACTGGAGGGAATCGAACCCACAACCAACGGATTAAAAGTCCGCTGCGCTACCGTTGCGCCACAATCCTATGGTACGAGCGGGGGGACTTCATTTGTTACAATTATACTTCATCTGGAGCTAGGTGTCAACCTTTTGGATAAAAAAGTCCTCATATGTCCAGGTAGTAAATTTCCTTTTGTTCCAAGATCTTTTTG